TGATGTCATCTATTCTGTCTTTTAATTAAATCAGCTTCTATTTTATTCTTTTCTTTTTCGAATGTTAGATATGTTAAACATTGGTTAATTGGTAATCTTGTAACTGCGTCAAATCTGTTAATGTTTCCTTGAGCAAGAGCATAGAGGCTACTGTACCATCCATATCTGGAATTGAATAATGCCGTTGCAGAATATTCTGAACTTCCTTGTCCTTCTCCAAATAAGCTATCGTAGCTTTCAATAATTCGTTGCCTAAACGATAAAAAAAAACCGTTGCACCTAAACAAACATCTAACGGTGCAAACTTCATTACTTCAGCATAGGTTATTGTCCCATTGTAATCTTCAATCTCATATGTGCCATTTAAACCCTTCTTTTTAATTGGCCTATACAATACTGCCATTGCTTTATGTATCTCATCCCAATCGGTTATATACGTGTCTAAATCTGTATACTCACCAAATGTCATATCTTCTAAATTAGGAATAAAACCAAATTCAGTTCCACCCATTTTAAATGTAGGTATAAAAGAATGATTCTGGTTAAACATATTTCCAATAGATGTAGTTATATCATTTACATCTTTATATTTAATTGAAGCAACCTCTTTTAAATCTATTCCACAAAATATCTGTACCATCTTTTGATGTAGAAATTCTGTATCTTCATTGTCTTTAGCTATCTTTAAAAAAGCCTGATACTGTGAAAGTTTTATTTCACTTAATTTAGTTGGTATTGTTATTTCTAATTTCATTTGATTTGTTTTTTATAATAATAAAATAATGTGTAAATTGTATTAAACAAAAAAAAGGCGTACATTTCTGTACACCTAATTTCCCTAATAATCAACTAACCTATATTTCCTTTATATCTATTGCAAAGAAGTTCTGTTTAAACATATCTTTGAATATTGTAATAACCATTTGTTCGTTTGCTGCTATTATTTCAGCATACTCATAATCTTTCTCGTTGTCAGCGTATCTGTACCAACCTTTAACTTCGTATTGTTTCATAGTGTTTCTATTTTAAATGTTTCTTTATAGTATTGCTCTTTATCAAGTGGATTAGAAAAAAAAGCATTATTATATCCTTGCTGATATGCATCAATTATTTGTTGCTTTTCTAATTCAAAAAACTGATAATAATCGTTTATAAATTGTCTGCCTTCTAAAGTGTTTGTATTAAATAAAGCTGGATGCTCTATTTCTAATTTACTAAATAATTCTTGGATTGCTGTTTTCATAGTGTTTGTTTTAAGATTAAATATATTTTACAAATATAATACTTTTTGTTATTTATATTTTACTTTAACATTTATTTAACTTTTTAAATAAGCACTTGCAACTTTATACATCTCTTGCATCTTTTTAATTTCACCTATATTACGAGGTAAATTAATAACCACTTCTATATTCTTTATGTGATGTATATAACATTGTATTGTTGCAATAATTTCTCCGTATGTCATAGTTTATATATTTATTAAATAACGGTGATTATCGCCTTTATAAAACATTTTAGTAAATAAAATAACTTCCTTTGTTTGGATTCTCTAAATGTGATGTAGCTGCATATCGCATAGCATCTATTGCGTGATTATAAGCATCTATTGGTTTATTCATTTTAACTCCTGTTTTATCTGTTAACCAAATGTAGTTTTTTAATTCATTAATTAGATTCTTACTTCTTGATGTGATATATATCTTGTTCTGATTGATTAAATTAATGCCATATACAATACTATCTTTTCCTTTTGATACAGGTAACACATTATGTCCATAACTATTTAATTCAGCTATTGATTTTGGTTCTGCACTATCAGCATAAACAATATCATTTACTTCATTTGCTTTTAATAGATTTGATATTTCACTATTTAATAATCCTTTCTTATAAATTACCTCATCAAATATATAAGCATCATTGTATTTATACATAGCAACTAAAGAAGTAGGGTCATTTGAATACCCAAAGTCCATACCATAACATAATACTCTTGCATCTGTTGGTAAATCTATTTCATTCCAATCTGTAATACATACACCTTCTAAACTACCTGTTTGTCCAAGTCCATATACTTGCCACCAATTAGCCCAATATGTAGATGTTAATGCTTTTACTTTAGCTGATTCTATTTCTTTTATAATAGTTTCACTTAATGCTTCATTATCTAAATACGTTAATGTAATAAAGTCTATGTTATCTTGTGTTAGTATTTCTTTGTCTACCCAAAATGTAGAAGCAGGATTATAATCTAACCATATATCGCCTGATGTTCTAATTGCCATTTGGTAATAGCTTTCAAAATCTATATTGTTACATTCGTTAACGTATAATATGTTTCTTCTTGCACCTCTAAGTTTATCAGGTTGGTCTACAGAAAAGAATTCTATATAACTACCATTTGCAAATGTGTATTTTAAAGTAGACTTATTAAATTGGTCATCATTATACCTACCTAATGCCATTATAATCTTTAAAAAGTCTTTTAAAGCACCTCTACGTAAATGTGGTATTGATTCAGATACTACACTTATTTCAAGCATTGGTTCTTTTATTGCTTTATCAATTAACAAAGGAAGTATTCCAAATGTTTTACCAGCTGAAGTACCTCCTCTAATAACTTTAATACGTTGCTTTAAACGTGATAACTTTCTTATTGCAGTAGTTAATACAAACTCCATATAATAGTTGCTTAAATGTCATCAAAATTGATGTTAAAGATAGGTTGCTCATTTGTTACTGTAATGTCTTTTGTTTCTCTTGGCTTACCTGCATAATAGTTATAGAATAATTGTGTGAATTTAAAATCACCATTCTCTAAACCTTTTTCTAATGCCATAAATGCTAATGGTTCTAATGCTCCAAGTTTCTCTATTAACTTTACTTCTTCTGCTTTTGTACTTCTACCTGCATTTTCTCTTTTACCTCCCCAATTGTTTTTATTTTCCATCTTGAAATAATTTGTTTATTCAAATTAAAAATAAACATTTTTGTTTATTGTTTATTTATTTAAGTCACTTCTATTTTTATGTACTTCTTTATCCATCTGTTCGTAAAATTGTTTATCTTTAAATCCATTTTTCAATCTCATTAAATTATTTGCTCTTTCTTTTATCTGTTTAAATTCAGAATCAGTTTTAATTCTTTCAGATAAACATTTATCACAATATAAATTTTGTGTCAAACCTGTAGTTATTATTATACTACATAGATGACATAGTGTAGCACCTATTCCTCCGTTAAGTTTATGTATTGGTTTCATTCTGTTCCTTTTTTAATTAAATAATACCATAGCCAAATTAACTTTGACCTTAAAAATTCATAAGCTAATAACACTAATATATATTTCATTCTTCATTAGGTTTATATTCCCAGAAGTATTCACATTCTAATCCTTCATTAGGAGGTTTACAAAAGTATGATTGTCTAAACTTACTTGGTTCTGATTTATATCTATAACATATAGAAGATAGTTCACAGTTGTTTCCGGAACAAAGTGTTATATCTGGCATCTTAATTGTTTTTATTATGTTCTATTACTTTCATATTCATATCGTAGATAGCTTCTAAACGTAGTATCATTACATTGTGATGTTCTGTATCTTTTGTTTGATTAAGAAGGTTGTTTAAGTTGTTTATTATTTTGTATTCGTATGCTGCTTTTTCAAGTTTGTTTATTCTTAAATTACTTTCTTCTAATTGTATTTTTAATTCAGATACTTTTAAGTTTTTCTTTTTAAGTTCTAATCTTAATTCTTCATTATCTTCTGTATTTAATACATTTTGTTCATCTATTTCATTTACTATTATGTTTCTTAAACTTCTTAAATCTCTATTAAACTTTTCATACATTTCATAGTTATTTAAAGAATGTATTACAGTAGCGTGATTCTTATTTACTGATTCAGCTATTTCTTGTAATGTCATTTTAGGTTTAAAATGTTTTACCAAATAAAAATATAATGCTCTTGCTTCTATTATATTATGCTTTCTACTATTTTTAGAAACATCTATATCAGTTTCTTTTAATATTATTTCTTTTAATCTTTCTGTTATTTCCATTTAAAATAATTCTTTAATTACTATATGATTTTCAATTCTTTTTTTAGCTAATTTAAAATAAATTCCATCTTTTTCAATTCCTAAAAATTTTCTATCTAAATTCTTACAAGCTACTCCTGTAGTTCCTGAACCCATTGTAAAATCTAAAATAGTTTCATTTTCTTTTGTATATGTTTTAATTAAGTATTCTATTAATGATACAGGTTTTTGAGTTGGATGCAAACCACCTCTTTTTGCATTTGAAAATTCAATAATACTTTTTGGAAAATACTCATCATTAAATTTTAATATCCTTTCGTGTTTACCAAAAACTCCATAATTATTAGATTGTTTATTTGAACCTTTTAATCTTGCTTTTCCTTTTATCATTATTGGGTAATAATTTAACTTTCCACAACTAAAAATACAAATATCTTCGTGAATTTTTAAATGTTGATTTTTTGCATTTAAAAAATTACCTGCAAGTTTTTTATTCCAAACTAAATTATATTTAAAATTTTTTACATTACTCATAATTAAAGCACTTGTAAAAGGTTGAGAACCAAACAAAACTATTGCACCATTTGGTTTAATAATTCTATTTAACTGCTCCCACATTAAATCAAAAGGTATTATATTATCCCATTTACAAACTGTAGTTCCATAAGGCGGGTCTGTAATAATGGCATCAATACTTTTATCAGAAATTAATTTTAATACTTCTAAACAATCTCCGTGTAATATATTTATTTTATCTGTTACTTTCATAGTTTTTCTATTTCTTGTTTAACTTCTTGCAAATAATCATACGTATAAGTAGTAGTTTTTTCGCCTTGTCCATAATCAAATTTAGTTATATATTGTAATATCTCATCAACTGTTATTAATGCACATTGTTTCATATCAGGTAATCTATATTCTATTTCTAAAGGTTCGTCATTATAACCATCCCAAGTGTTTACTAAATATTTATATTTATAAACTAACTCTATTGCTTTTTCTTTTGATGTCATAATATTCCTCTTAATACATATTGATTTAAATCTATATCGCTATCTTCTCCAAAGAAGTATTTATAATTATCTATTCCTTGTTCAAGTTTACGTTTACCTTTATCATAAAATTCATCTGAACATTCAAATATACCAATATCTAAACTTCCTTTATCAATACATACAAATACAAATTCATCTACATTAAACATTTCCCTGTAAAGATATGCTTGTAAATCATAACTGTATTTATCTGCTGAATATCTAAATTCATTTAAACCAGTAGTAGTTTTTAAATCTACAATCATATTGTCTTTTAATATATCTGCTTTTGCTCTAAATGGTATTCCGTTTATCATAGCTATTTCAGGTATTTCAAATTGTGCTTTAGACATATAGTGTACTGCTTCATCATTTCTTAATATTGCATCAGCTAATCTTTCTGCAGCTTTAATCTCATTTGTAGTGTAAACTTCTTTACCTTCTGCTTTTGCTTCTTTGTATGCTTTTCCTGCTTTAGTTGCTACATCTACTATTGTTAATTCATCAATCTTATGTGGCTCTAAAATCATTGTATGAAATAG